ACAAATGTTTTACCAGAACCTGGACCACCTGCAAGAAAAAATGCTTTGAATATATTAGGGTCATATAAACCCTCTTTTAATTCTTGATATCTTATGTCGTTAAATGATTTCATCTTTCTATTCTTTTTATTATTTTGTTTGCAATAACTTCAGGTTCAGCACCCTCAGCTTTTATATTTATTAATTGGTCTTCAAAATGCTTAATAACAGGACCAACTTGTTTTTCGTGTTCTCTTAATCTTTGTTTTATAACCTCTGGTTTATCATCTGCTCTACCTCTGGCAGTTAATCTTTTAATCACTTCTTGTTCAGATACTTGTAAATTAATAATAAAGTTATGTTCTATATTATTTTTATCCATTGCTCTAACTTGTTCCATACTTCTAGGAAAACCATCAAATACATAACCGTTTCTTGCGTCTGGTTTTTTTAATCTATTAATCACCAAACGCATTACCATTTCTGTTGGCGCAAATTTACCTTGGTCTAATAAATTTTTTACTTTTCTTCCGTCTGGTGTATCTTTCTTTGCTAAGTCTCTCATCATATCACCAGTATAAATGTGTGGTATGTCAAAGTGTTTTGTAATATATTTTGAGTAAGTTGATTTACCTGAACCTGGTCCACCTATCATTATAATTTGCCAAGGTCCACCTTTTACTTCTCTTAAAAATCTTTCTACAAATTTCACTTTCTATAACCTGTGCCTTTCTGTCTATTGCACCATCTTTTATGCCAAGCATAAACACTCATCCTACTACCAACGCTTTCAATAATATTATAATATCTATCTAGTATAGCAATCGGTCTAAAAGGTCTTAACTTCTTTTTAATTAAATCAATAGTGTCTGGTATTGTTCTCATTAGTTCCACCCTTTTGGTAATGTAAAGTTTGTTCTACTAAATTCTAATCTATCTACAAGTTTAACTGCACCTGCAACTTTATCAACGGCCACATATCCTTCGGGAGCGGTAACTCTATAACCATTTGATGTTCTTACAAAATGACCTATACTTTGTATTTGATTCATCTTTCTTAACAATGTATTCTTACAATTTGCTAAGGTTATATGACTTGCAATTGCAAAGTATAATTGTGTTTTATTTCTATCTATGAATCTTAAACCTTCTTTTTGTGCCTTAATATATTTCTCTTTACCTTTTGAAGTCTTTTTAGAATCTATTTCACCTTGTATCATATTGTTGTAATACAATCTAAATTTTTGTTGCATATCTCTTACTTTACCCATATCACCTTTTGTATTTTTAATAAAGTAATTAAAGAAAGTTTTTAATCTAAATGCAACTGATAAAGGGTCTGTTTTAGCAGTTGACATATCATTTAAAATACCTCTAGCTCTTGATAAAGACCCCTCTGCCATTCTTATTTGTGCGTCAAAACTTCTTAATTCAGATTTATTAAACATAACAGAACCAGACTTATCTGTATATTGTGCTGACGCCAAGAATATATTTGAACCGCCACTACCTCTAACGGTACCGAAACCTGCTGATAAACTTTGCATATTTTTTCCACTATAAGAAGTGTGAAATACAATACCCATTTTTGCTCTGGCAATTTGTTTACCAATACCACTATCTACCGGTACTGCATATGTAATTGTATTAGGTGTAAAAGTTATCATCTTTTCACCATCAATTGTAGCTGTGTCTTTATCGTCTGTAAATAGTAGGTCGCCTTGTAATATACCTCTGATTGGTAATTTTTTTAGGTAATTAAAGCAATAGATTAGTTTTGCACCTGCACCAGATGTGCCGTGATTTTTTCTTATGTCTGATATATTGTAATTGATTTTAGGAGTTTTATTGAATACTGATTTAGTACCAACGAAGAATTTTCCGTTTTCAGGATTTTGACCACAAATAATAGCAGGCGCACCGTCCCATTTTACGGTCATATTAACTGCACCACCGGTGCTACCGGCTAGCATATCTCTTACCGATTTTAGAAAGTTAATTGCGTTTTCACCGCCTTTGACACCGTTATTGATAATATCATCTTCTAGGTGTTCAAGATGTGTGTTCTTTTCCTGTGTAAAAAATCCTTTAAAACTAAACATTTGTTCTCCAATTTATCCATTATACAAAATAATTCCATTTATGTCAATATTCAATACTACTATTTATAATATTATTTCTCTATCTTTAAACCAGATGTCTCAATAAATAGTGATTTACCTCTCCAACCACCATCAGCTCTTGTTCTACAAGTAACCGGCATAATTACTTTAACTTTTTTCCATTTAAATTTCATCTTAAAAGATTGACCGGTGTTATTATACTCAAAAGATATATTTGATAATTGTTTCTTATCTTTAACTGAAACCACATTTTTCAAAGTATCGTCTGAAGATACCTCTTTTAATACACTTCCGTCTTCTCTACCTATCAATAGTTTATATGGGCAAGGTGTTGATTTAACTCTAGGGTCTTCAAACGTATAAAAGAAAACCGTATTTAAAAAATATTTTAGATTTTCTTCTTTTTTTAAGTGAGTAGCTAGTTTTTTTATTACGCCATTTCTAAAAGGGTAATAAAAATCTTCAGCATAAAAATTCATTTTTGCTAATCTAAAAACATTACCTAAATTACCAAATTTTTCAGTAGAACCTGTTTCAGTATATGGTTCTTTTTTAATATCAAACTTTTGTAAAGCACTCTTAACTACTTTTTTATTTGAAGGAAGTTTTTTAACTGCCTCTTTCCAGGCGTCATCTGTTAATTTTTGTGTTGCTTTAACTTGTTTTTCATCACCTAATTTATTGTAATATGCATTTATATTTGTATTAAATTTTGGTGTTTTATCTTTACCCTCTGAAATTTTATTTGAGTAACCTTGATAATCCTTTTTTTTAAGTTCAACAACCACATCTGAAGGATTTTTTGCTGATACTCCTGGCGGTTTACCTCTAGCACACCAATATACATTTAAAGGTTTCTTATCTTTTATGTCTTTAGCAATAGCAATAGAGTTTTGATATCCGATTTTAATATCTCTTTCAGCAGTTTCATCTTTGTCAATAAGTTCACTTAAATCATCATAAGTAATCTCTATCATACTATCTTTATCTGGTTTTAAAACACCTGTTTTTTTATCACCTAATTTAGCAACATCACTCTCTAATTTTTCTAAATAATTTGATTTTTTATACTTGTTAATTAAAAAGAATACAGATAAAATTTCATTTACGTTTGATGAAGCAGTTGTATCTTTACGAGACTTCATACCAAGATGACCGGTAATATCTTTTTTTCTTAACATAATATATAAATTTAATTCTTTCTTGTCAACGTATATTTGAAATATAAATTTGCCTTTATTATCAAGTATTAATTTACCTTTACCTTTTTCAACACATCTGTATAAAGGTTCCTTAACTCCTGATTTTTTAACAACATCATCATTTACCGATTTTACTACGGTATAATATGGATTTGCTACATTTTTTTGTTTGTAAAATGGTGATATAGTTGGCATATTTTCTCCTTACACTATTTAGGAGCTTTTGGCAACTAGTTTTTTGACATATAGTTTAAACAAAGAAAAGGTGGTACGCCACCATTTGCTTGCCAAACTTTGTGTTTGTTTTGAAAGTCAACTATCTTTTGAGCGTCTTCTTCAAAAAAATATTCTTTAATAATAGATTTAGTAGGTTCTTCAATAACTTGCCACACCATTTTTCTACCACGTTTTACTAGTTTAGTATTGTAAGACAATTTACCTTTTTCACCACCTGGTCTTTTATCACCTTTATGAAATCTAACTTTTTGAGTTTTCTTTTTAGGCATTATATTTTAAAATCGCTAAACTTATCATATGCGACTTCTTTCTGTTCCACTTCTTTTTGATTGCTGTCAACAATTGTTTGTGCATTTTGACCTACATCATATAGTCTCATCTTCGCTCTATCTACACCTACGATAAATGACCTGTTGACGCTTGGGTCATTGTATCTATTTTTAAGTTGTTTAATCTTCATCTGACCTAGAGCTTCTAACTCTTCAGTAGAAATTAAAGCAAACATAAAATCTGCTGTCGCTGGTAGACCAAAAGATTCAGACGTATCCTCTAGTCCAATATCTGTTGCTGTATAACCAGTTCTTGTTGTTTGTGTGGCACTAAAGATTGGTACATTAAACTCAACAGCAAGACCTCTTAACTCTTCAGCAATTGCCTTGATATAGAAATAAGAACCAACATTACCACCCTTAAATCTACTTGAAGCACATATATTTAAATAGTCTATGAACACTACATCTGGTCTAAAACTTTTCTTTAATGATAGTTCATTAAACAATGCTCTAAAATGACCACTATGAGCAGACGCCGTTGGATATTCTTTAATAATTAATTTACCATAAGTCTTATCTGATATCTTTTTAAGTTTGTTATCGTATAAATCTTTTGGCATTACGTGTAGGTCATCCATAGAAACATCTAATAAATTTGCGTCTATTCTTTCAGCAATTCTTTCTTCAGCCATTTCTAAAGTTATATACAATACATTATAACCTTGAGTCAAAAAGTTTGAAGCACAATGACACATAAACAAAGACTTACCAACACCGGTGCCTGCTAATGCAATATTCAATGTTTTTGCTGGTATACCACCTTTGGTAACTCTATTCATATAATCAAGGTCAAATTGATACCTTTTTTCTTTTGTATGATACCATTCGTATCTATTTTCTGCGTCATCTAGGTAATCGTGACCAATATGATTATCAAAAGAAACTGCTAAGGCGTCTGATAAAATACCAGGTATTGCCTCTGGTGTTTGTTTATTATCTTTACCATCTAATATTTTAATACCACTTAATACTGCATTATGAACAGCACGGTCTTTACACCATTTTTCAGTAGTGTCTAATAACCATTGTTCATCTGTTTCTTGGTTTGCAATAGTATTAACATAATCTTTTATATGTCCGTGTTCAGTATCATTAATGTCTTTTCTATTATTAACTTCAATTAGTATAGAGTCTTTTGTAGGAACATTATTATACTTTATAATAAAATCAGATACCGTTTTAAATATAATTTGTTCTATTCTATTTGTGAAGTATTCTTGTTTTAAAAAAGGCAAAACCTTTCTAGCATATTCCTCTTTATAGAATAGATTACTTAATATAGTGGTCTCTAATCTATCACTTTGCATTATCTAATTTGCCTTCTTTTAATTGTTTTTCTAATAATTCTAATAGTATATCACCTATGTAATCAATAAACTCTTGATTGTCATATAATACGTGTTCAGTAGGATTTAATGCTACGGTATAATCAAACTTCATAGGTAACTTGCCATCTTTTAGTTCCGTTTCTGGAGCGAAAGAGACTTTACCATAATGATATATTACGCCTGTGAATTTACCCTCTGTTAACTTGATACAAGAATATTCGTCACCTTGTTTTTGTGCGAATACGTATCTAGGATTATTCTTCGTCTTGTCCGTAGGTGAATTTTTGTTTTGTGTATTCATCAATCTTACCTAATATTTCCTTTGTAAAATATTTTTCTGGCTCTGAATTAATAGATTTACCAAACGCCTTACCTGCTGGTGTCTCATATCTTGTAGATACTTTCTTAAATATACCCGCTTGTTCAGCCAATTCTAATAGACCATAATGTCTATCAAGACCTTTTTTATAAGTTAGTCTAACATCTATTTGAGCATTTTCTTTTGTGATTCTTGATTTATAATTTTTACAATGAATAATATTACCAACTACCTCTGTGCCGTCTTTTTCTTTACGTTTACCTAGATAGATGATTGATGAAGCAGCGTATTTCAAACCTGAACCGCCACCCATTTCTTTTTGTGGAAACATACTGCCAATCACATCATAAGTATGATTGGTCATTATCATAGGAACA